TATTGTCCGTTACTTCTAACGACTCTAATCTTGTGTTATTTACGTTTGATAAACTCTTGGTAATAACTTGCACACTCTTTGTTCCATATTTCTCTTGGAAATAGGTTTTTACCCTTCTGATTTTTTCAGGTGTAAAATTTTCAGGAACGTCGTCCCAAGTTACTTTGATAAATGGATTACTCATTGTCTTTATAAAATTGTGTTTTCTTTTGGTTGATATCGTTACAAATTGAACTGATGCAATTTTGTAACAACTCTTTATCAATCATTTTTCTATATTCTGGTTTGTAAATTGGTTCTCCCGATTTTCTTTTACCCGACATCAAATAATGTGCCCCGTTAAAGTTATAATCTTTTTCACCATATTCCAATTTATTCTCATACATTTCAAAATTGTATGAGTTATCATCAATCCCGTTTTCTAACGATATTATGTATGATAAAATTGATTCTTTTGTTTTCTTAAACTTCTTGATTTGTTTTGTTACGTGAATTGTTCTTTGCAACATTCCCAAATCAGTATAACTTTTAGCCTCAATGATGATAAACAATATACCCTTAATATAAACGTGAACATCTAAATAAGATTTGGTATAGGTATTCTCATCTATGTAACAAACTGTTGGTTTTTTTGTATGAATGTAGATTTCATAATCCTCTTCATCAATACCACATAAGAGTAAACATTTTTTTACAATGTAAACTACAACTTGTTCACCAAATTTACCTCTATCGGATCTTGTTCCACCTTCAGAACTTTTTTCAGTTTCGTTTAATTTTTGTTTCTCGTCAGATTTTTTCTTATTCTCATTTATCACATCCAACGAATCGTCAACGTAACAAACTAATTTTTTGTAAAACTCATCACTTTCTAATGACGCGTCAATTTCATTTAATGACCTAGCATCAAAACCTTCACATATAAAATTTACATATTCGGTTATTTTATCTTTGGGAACAATTGGGTTCCCAAATAAATCTAATTCAAACTCCATTAAAATTTATTTAATTCTACTCTCCTCGAAGAACTCGACGATAGCATTTATAGCCCAAACGGCTCCTGCGGTAAACATTCCATCAAAGAATATCCAAACCAATGTTGGTAAATCATCAGTTGCAATCATTTTGGATAAATGACCAAGAACTATTGACATAAAAAATCCAACCCATGTTGCAGTACATAATGTACAACTAATTAAATCACCAAAAAATTTTGAGTGCTTCTTAATCCACTCTCTTTGTTTTTCAAAAATGGAACCCCAAACTAAAATACTGGTCATTCCATAGGCAATAAAAACCCAAATCCAAATTGTCATCATAATAGTATGTTTTTATAAAGGATAACTAAAATTATTGATAAAAAGAAAAAAGTTGCCGGATATTATTCATCATACAATGAACTCATATCACTACTCTTCATAAATTTAGCCTTGTTTAGTTTTGATAATGTATCTGTAATTTTTAATAAATCCGTTTTTAATTGTTCGTTCTCTTTTGTCAATTCATCAATTTTTAAAGTGTTAATGACTTCCTTAATCACCTCTTTAACAATAATCTTTTCTACGGGAACTTCTTTTATTACCTCAACAATCTTATCCACCGGTACTTCTTTGATTATTTCTTTTATGACCTGAACAGGTATTTCTTTGATGATTTCTTTAACCACGGTTTTAGTTTCACCTTCTTTCACCACCTCAACAGGGACCTCGACCTTTATTTCTTTTATAACTTCCTTAATCACTTCGACTGGTACTTCCTTTATAACTTCTTTGATTACTTCATATGGAACTTTAACTTCCTTTTCAATAATCACTTCTTTCTCTACAATTTTTTCAACGGGAATCTCAATCTTAACTTCTTTAATAACCTCTTTAATAACTTCAACAGGTACTTCTTTTATTACTTCTCTAACCGTTGCGTTACCTGTAGGTGTCTCACCGTATTTTAACAAAGAAAACCCTCGATTGAAGGTTTCCTTTGCTTGTTTGTCAATATCTTTTATATCATTTAATTCACAATACTGAATAAATTCATTATCCAAGATTAAGGTGCGTTTCAGTTTCATTCTCAATGTCATTAATATCTTTTATGGAGAAATGAAGGAATGGTTGTTCATTTGGTAAATCGTGGAATGTATATCCATCAGTCTCCATATTATATATACCATAACCATGATGTTTCACCGTTTCACCAAAGTTTTGTTGGATTAGTGATCCAACCATTACCGCTTTACCTCCATTAGGTAATTCCCATTGTTGTCTCTTATGAATGTCACCACATAACAATAAATCTAATCCATTAAAATTTAATCTATCATATGCATCTTCAAATTCAAATCCCAAATCAGTTGACAATCCTTGTATTGGTCCGTGAAATAATCCAACGTGAAACTTACCTTCTTCTATTTCAAATTCAGGTCTTGCATTATGTTGATATAATGAATATACAACCCAATTAATATTTTCGTCAGGATACACTCCACTATCTTTGTAATAAACAATCGGTTCATCATATAACAATTCAACAATTGGAGTGATACTATCTAAACGTTGTGTATTATTTTCCAAGAAATCGTGATTACCCGGTATGATTACTACCTTACCAAATTCTCCCAATTGTTTTAAGAACCAACTAGTTAACATTAATTGTTCGTTTGATATGTTAATCTTTTGGTGTGCAATATCTCCCGCAATTACAATACGGATGTTTTCCCAATTTAAACCTTCATTAACCCAATTTGTATATTGAATTTTTAATTCATCGAGTAATCTTTGAAATTGTTCTTTATACAATTCGTGGTATTGAAACGTTCTAATGTGAATGTCTGCAATATGTACAATTCTTTTTATCATTTTTTAATAAATTTACTTAAGTCCATGTTTAAAATAGTGTTGTTAATTTGTGGTGGTACTCTATATTCAGTAAATGTACCATCGTCTTTTAATAACACAATAACATTACCTAATAATTTAGTATCCTCAAATTTTGTTCCCTTTAACATCTTTAATAACAATCTACCATATAGTGGAAGTTGTAAATAATAATGACCTAACGCATTATCGTGATATTCATTAAAAGGAAAATATAACTTACCAGTATAATGGTGTACTTCAAAATTCTTTGGTTGGTTTGTTTTCCAATCGGTGGTAACAAAACCAAATCCATCCTTTTGTTTATTCATCATTAACCATACCTTATCGGGTTGTCCTGTGTAACCTTCTTCGGGGTCACCTAAAACAATTTCAGTATCTAACAACACCGCACCACGTTCCAACATTAAATCAAGAAATTGTTTTCCCGCCTTAATCATATTGTCACTCTTACGTTGTTGTTCCTCATTGATTTCAAATATTGGTTGTCTAACATCTTTATAACCACCAAATCTACCAATCGTATCTGTTTCTAATTCAAAGTGAACTCGACTACCCATATTAGTAGATAAATCACCAGCCTGTTTCCACTCATTCAACAATTCTTTTGCAGCTTCAGGGTCACCTTTACACATTTGTAAAGCTTTACCTTCCGAATCAAATGGTTTATAGAACTTTTTAATTACTTTAGATACTGATGGAAAATTACTTCTAATATTACCATTAATATCTCTCATGTAATAAATGTGATCTTCCTCAATGAAGGACAAATCTAATTGTTTCCTTTTTTCTTCTAACGTTTCTCTAATCTCTAATGAGATATCATTTAAATTCATATTAGTCTATTTGTTTTATCTTGTACTCACTTAAATCACCTTTTAAGTCAGCAATATCTTTATCTCCTTCTAATTTAACAATCCAAACTTTACCCATTAATTTACCACAATTGATTTTATGATATAATCGTTCAGCATCGTTCCACGCATCGGGGTCAAGTACAATTACAATTTTCTTCGCCTTTTCATATAAGGTTTCAAATAAATGTTCACTCATAAACTTACCCAACATTGGAATTGAGTTTGGAATGAATATACTGTCAAACGCACCTTCAACTATATAGACTGTCTCGTCCCAATTAATTAAATGTTCGTTGAATATGATAATTTCCTTTTGTACTTCAGGATTTTTATATTTCAATTTACTATGTGTTAAATAAGAACGAGCAATAAAGTAATTTACATTTCTTTCCGAATCGTATGATGGTATAATAATTCTATTCTCATATAATCCACTTGGACAATAACCAATGTTGTACATTTGTAACATCATATCGGTTATGTTCCTTTTCTTAATGTAATTGTATGCTTGTTTGAATTGAGGTGTTAACTTAATACCAAAACTTGCATCCTTAAATGGAATAAATTCTTGTGGTAATTTTATTGGTTTGTACACTCGTTTAGTCCCGTCCTCATGTTCTTCGGGTCTTAACAATATGTATTTTTTTAATTGTTTAGGTGTACCGTGTTTCTTAATCAGTTTATGTATTGAACCGTGAGTTGCATGAGTTTCGGCACAAACCCAACACTTATAAACGTTGTATTTGTAGTTTACTTCAAGGTTTCCTTTGCCATCACCTTCATCAAGTCCCTTGATATCATATGAACATACGGGACAATCAAAGGATATTTGACCCTTGACGTCATTATGTAATTTGTAGTCACCTAAAATATCTTCAAGTATTTCTACAACGGGGGAATAATCTATTTCGTTATCTACCATACAGTAGAAATATATATAAAATTTTTGATAAAAAAAAATCCCCCGGAACACCACCTCCGAGGGACACCAACTAAATGAGTATTTCTACCCATCCCGTCTTTTTAAAAATATAAACCAAATAATCCGTAATATAAAATATTAATCACTATTTGTTCATATTAATATAACCAATAACACATGTTGCAGCATCAGCCATATCAAAATTTTCTTTTTTCAAATTACCTGTCTTACCATATAACCAATTTACTTCAGGACAAACCGCATTAACATGATCCCAAATCACCTGTTTTTTATCGATATCTTTTGGATATCCACCAAATAAAACATTACGTCCTTTGTCATTTGGTCCTACCAAATCAGGGAAAGCAAATTTTCTTGAATTATACGTTGATATAAATGTTGGAACAATACCAAATGTATCATATATGGATTTACACACCATCGTATTGTATCTTAATAATGTACCAATTGTGTAAACATTGTTTGAACTTAATAACGGTTCTTCGATTACAACACGAACAATACCCATATCTCTATAATTGTCCAAATGTTTTTGAAACGCATCAGCCTTCTTCATAAGTTCTTCTAACTTATCTTCAGGTTGAGGTTTAATCTTTGGGGAAAAATGTGTTAGTTCTAATAGTTTTGAGCCTGAAATATCAAACAGTGCCCACCCAATTGTTTTAGTGGAAATATCCAATCCTAAAATTTTTGGCTTGTTCTTAAATTTTACATCTATATTCATATACCAATATATACGATATTATTATAAAAATGTAAAGGTTAAAAATCAAGTTTGACAGCAAACACCTGTGTACCCGTTCTTGAGATTGGTTTACTTGTTTTCGCAACAACCATTGGGACTTTGTCAGAATTAAGTAAAGCAACTTCAGTAATCATTGGTATTGGTGTACTTGTTGAATTAACAGTTGAACCAGTATGTGTTGGGTTTTGTGTTGTGGCAAACTTACCCGATGGTAGATTAACCAAAAAATTCATCTCCTCAATATCAGTTGCTCTAACTAACTTAACACTACCAGGGAATGGTTGTTCGTCACCAAAATGTGAAGCCGTTCTTCCACTTAATGTTACCAAACCACTCATGTGTGTTGATAAATCAAATGTTGTTGCCGCACCATATAATTCACTTGTTATTGTAAATGTGACACCAGTCAATGTTGATGGTGTAATATTATCATTAGATAATGTTAATTGAGATGTAAAATCAATTGCCTTCCAAGCAGAGTTTGTTGGTTGGTTACCCGTTGTACCTGTTTGTGCTAAAACAAAAAACTTATTTGCGACATAACCATTAACAATATCATTAGACGATAATTGCATGTGTTGGAAACTCGACCCACTAAACGATAATGTCACATTTGATACAGATGATGTATTACCCGTAACTTTAGAAATATATTGACACGGTAGTGAGTTATAAGTCGCACCTGTTGATGTTGTTCCTGAAAATACGTATGTTACCCACATTGTATTTGTTGAACCCGATATTGAATATGTTGCGCCTGTCGGTGTATTTAAACCAATTTTAGGTGCGGGTAATGTATATCTTCTATTTGATTTATAATCCAACGTTGCAACTATTTCCTCATCATCAAATACTATTGTTTTCTTATCAACAAATACTTTACCAACCTTATTAGATGATTGGTCAATTAAATCACGGTATTTGATGTTTAAATTTGTATTTGCACTTGAGTTAATATATCTATCCGTGGTATCCATATTAAATGTTGCACCCGATAGTCCACTACTACTTCTATGATATAATAAGAATGGAATATGAACTTGGAAATAACTATTGTCACTTATATAACTTCCGTTATAATCTGTAGCAACCGTTGTATCACTGTTTGTACTAATATAATCATCATATTTGAAGAATCTATTTGGGTCATTTACAATGTCTCCAACTTCCGAATAATGTACAATTGCAATTGCCTTTTGTTCTTCAGGTAATAATGTTATTGATTCACCATGTGAATTGTTATATGTTGTTCCTGTATTATATGTTTGACCTGAAGACGTACCATAACCCAAATATTCTTTTACTCCAATATATTTGTTACTTGTATATCCTGTTAAGTCTCTTGTTGCATTACTACCTGAATCCGTTGCTTTAATACCAATTGGTTTTTTACCCCAAACAACGTTTAATGTCCAAGGATTGTGTTGAGCTTCGTTATCTGGTAACTGTGGAACACAATTATCAATATCACTTACAGTACTAAATTCATTATCACATTTGTTACATATCACATTTGCATATCCTGTTAAACCGGATACGTTTGGTAATGGTCTATCTAATGTAAATGTTTGTGTTGTACCAGATGCTGCACCTGTAACAGTTTCTAATTTATAAATAAAACTATTTGTACTACCCGTAATTAATTGAGTTGATCCTGAAATATTAAAGACATCAAAAGATAATGTAATAAATTCACAATCAGCATATGTTGTTCCCGATGTTTTAGTTACAGTTAAACTAGTTCCACCACTTAAAGATGCGTAACTAACTCTATCAGTTAAACATTCTATTGTTGTACCAGTACCATAAGTTGGACTATATGGTTTATTATCTGAAACAAATCCCGCAGGTCCCATTGGGTTACGTAAAATTGTTGTTTCATAATTTTGAATTGGCACACCATAAGTTGTGGTTCCACTTAACGCAACTGCATCTAACTTAAATGGATATTTTGTATATGTGTCTTTATCTAAAGGTGAAAATACTGATTGGAAATTAGTTGTTCCTGTTAATGACTTAAATGAGTCCTCATAGTTATATTCGGAATCTCCAATAGTAAAATAACTAATGTCAAAGTTTCCCTTGGCAATAGCTTTTCTTCCCTGTTGGGTTATTCTTGCTGAAAGATATTCCGAATTATTAATGTCTAAAAAACTCATATGTTATAAATATTGATTTAATTTTTTTATGGACACGCGTACCATTCACTAATTACACCAGATGAATTAATACGTGCCGTATATTTGAAGGTCATTCCCTCACCGTATATTAATATTCCGTAGTGCTTATCCTCACCAACAACATGTGATCCTCCACCACTGACATTAGAATTCCATAATTGATATGTTGTTCCTGAAACTATGGACGCCTCATCAACATATAATGCGGTTGAACCATTTGAACTTAAACCAGTGTAGTTACCGATAAGGTTAGATGGATTTTTACCACCACATATGTCTGTTAACACCTGATTATAACTTACACCTGTGGTACTACCGAACGCAAATAAGTATGCAGTTCTATATGACGCAGATGGAATCGGAGTTTCAGGGGTATCATAACATGTCTGACCCGCAGCTAACATACTACCATCTAATTTATTTGCACATGCACCAGTTCCTGGGTCTGTTCCTGTTGTTCCAGTATACGCACCAATTGTATAATAGTGACCACCGGAAGAATAGAATATACGACCCGGTGCCATTTGGGCCATACTATAAGGGACAGAATAACACTTGGTTACGCCGTCATCACAGCGAGTTAACTCAAACCAATAGAAATCCGTAGACATTGTTGGTGTCATTGTTGGTGTTGTGGTTGGACTTGAAGTTACACCCGGAGTTCCCGCAGGTGTCGCCGCAGGTGTTGAAGTTAATGTAGGTGTAATTGTTGGGGTTGGTGTAATACTTTTTGTTGGTGTAACAGTTACCGTCGCTGTTGGTGTAGGTGTTCTAGTTGCCTCCATACTTGGTGTTACAGTGACCGTCGGTGTTACGGTTGGTGTGTTAGTTGGAGTAACCGTAGGTGTTGGTGTAGGATCAGGAGTACTCTTACCATAACCCATTAAGAAATTAAACGACTTCATAATTGTACAATCATGTGGACCGTACTTATATGATTTAAATCTTACTTTTTCGTCACCATTACTATCTGTGAAAAATTCACAAGATAAAATTGGTTTTGTTGTTAATGCACTAACATCACTACCGGTTGATGCAGTATAAGGTGCGTATGGTAATGCCCCACTATTATATATTGAGTCTCCAATTGTCGTACCCGAATATAAATTAATGTAATCAACCGTATTAACGATTGCCTGTTTCCACATTAATTTTAATGCGGTATAATCGGGATTTTTAATTGGTGTTGTTGGTGGTTCAGTATCGTCATATAATTTTACCGATTTATAATATGTTGTTCCCGTAACAGTTGTAGTAACATTAGTGGTACCACTCAATAATGCATATGTTGCTCTTTGTGGGTAATTTAATGCTAAATAGTTTTCGGGATCATCGTCAGGTCCATAATGTGTATATGAATATCTTGTATCTGTATCACCTGAAAATATTTTACCGTCAATTTCAAAAATAGGATAAAATTGAATGTATCCATCCTCTAAATGAACATTACCTATTCCATTTAAATTATCAGTATCCGATGCGAAACTATATAAATTCCACATTGTTGTGATTTCATCTTGGAAATATTGTGTTGTTGAACCTGTTGGTTCAGGATAAACTCCGTCAATTAATTCAAATATTTGACATGGTTTTCTATATCGATATTTTGACCTACCAAATTTATTATTTTCAATTAAATTACCACCATTCCATAATGTTGTTGCAGGAACAAATTGTTCCACAACTTGCGTCCAATATGGACTCATTTGTGTTATAAATTCATTTAATGAAATGTGATTATATGGTGTATAACCTGTGTTATTAGTGTTATTAATATAATCACTATAGATGTCCTCTAATGAAATATAATTGTTTTCATATTTTATAATATGAGAATTATTAACAGTCTGACTTAATACGTTATTAACATATTCCGCGAATGTAAATCCTGTTTGTGGATTTAATGTTGCTGAACCAAATGATATTTCAAGGTTTCTCGACTTTCTCCAAATATCATAATCAACCGCTTGTGCGGATGATAAGAAAATATTAATATTTTTTCTATTAAGAATACGTTTAGTCTCGTCCGTTGAATCTACATTATTAATTTTTGTATTATCAATTCTTGAGTCTAAATCAAAACCATAATCTAAACCAGGTAATTTTCTAAACACGTCAAAATAATCCTCTCCGTATGTAAATCGTTTTGGACCTGTTTTAATTGTTTTTGTGTTACCCGTTAATACTGATGTTGTAGTATCGATAATATCACTCGACCTATGGTCCGCAGTTATTTGATACCAACCAGCACCTTTTTGGAAATATACTTCACTTGTTCCACCCGTGATTTGTCTTGGATAACCGTCAGTATCAATTGGATATTGGTCTCTCGTTAACGTTGTAGAATATGTTGTTAAACCTGTACTATAAGAATATCCGGTAGTACCCGTCGCACTAAATGTATATCCTGTAATTTCAACTAATTTTCTATTACCTTGAATTAAATCATAAATGTCATCTTGTACAGTATTTGTTGTAACTAAATTAGTAACGTCATATACAAACTCTTCGATTTTAATCATTGGTTCAGGTGCACCTAAAAATTTTAAGAAAAATTCTATTGACGCCCTCGTACCTTTTGATTTATATATGTGAGCCAAGTTAACAAGTAATCTTCTATAAAATTCATATTCCGCTTCAACCAAAGTCATCCCCATAGTTAAACCAGAATAACCCGCATCGGTTCTTGTGTATAATGAATTTTTTAAACTTGTTTCATCGTGTAAAGGAACTGTAGATAAACCTAATGTTTGTGATAAATTCTTTAATAATAAATCAGGAACATTGTTGATTGAATCATAACTCACATTTCTCATGTAAGCAATGTTATCTATGTATTTTTTTACTCTATCAAAATTTTGACCATATAATTGGAATATCGATTCCGCCTTTTGGTCTTCGGTATCAAATTCAAATAATTGTGGTGCGGCTAAAAATCTTACAACTAAATTAGATTTATAATCATCTATCTCATCCGCTAATGAACTTAAAGTGTATATGTAGTTGTTATAATCAATACCAACAATCTGAATATTCCAATTATCTCTCGTAACCGGCCAAGTGGCATATGCACTTATTATTTCAGTCTTTGTTTGGTCAAAACTATCTCTTGGTACTTTAAATGTTGCGGTATATTTTGGTGACCCTTCTCTATTAAGTAATAAAGATTCAAACTCATCTAAATTATTAAAAAATTCTTCAGTGATACCATTGTTTGGTCTGATTAACAATGGTGTTGTAGACGTAGTATCTGTCCCAAATGGTTTACCACTTACAACAAATTTGATAAGATTTAACGAATTGGCTTCCGTGTAATTTACAACATCGTATGTTGAACCGTTATATTCTAACGTGTATTTTTTATATTCAGTATATAGATTTCTTAATTTATTATCAGTTGCGGGTGTAATACTACTGTCAAGTTTTTTTAATACAATTTCAAATGGATTGTAAATCATTGCTTTCTCAACATAGAAAGTTGTATTTTTCGTTACCTGACTATATGTAATTCCTGACGCTGAATAAGGTGAACTTCTAACTGCACTATTTGGGTCAACATAAATTGCTGCAGGGAATTTTTTAATGATATTAATTACCGCAACTTGTGACCTTTGTCTTAATGAACCAAATAAAGATTTACCAGCATCATTTTTTGCACCTTTAAATCTAATTTTTTCATTTTTAGTTGTTGGTGTACCATCTTGAGTTGTTGGTGCGGTTGTTTCCTCTTTTAAACTATCTAATGTTAAAAATTCAGAGAAGTTTTGTGTTCTAAAATTTCTAACATCTTTTTCGGGAATTACCTTATCTATTGAAAAGTTAGTATTAGTCAATTGACTTGTACCATCGGTTATTTGAAAACCAACGACACTATCACTAAAGGTTTC